GCATGGTTTAAGTCATGAAAGTGTGTGTTGTAGGTAGCAGAAGCCTTAATTCTGCAGATAAAGTATTACCTATTATAGATAAGTTTATTAAAGAGCTCCCTTCCTCTTCCGTAACTTTCTTAATAGGTAGTGCTAAAGGTGTAGATCCTCTATCAAAACATTATGCCCAGTCACATGGGCATGATGTGGTAGAGTTCCTACCATATCATTTACTAGATAGCAGTGTAGAGTTTGATAGCAAGTACTTCTTTATACGTACTAAACAAATGCTAGACAATGCAGATAGAGTTCTAGCAATCTGGGATACTAAAAGCAAAGGCACTCACTATGCAATTAAATATACCCAGAAGCTAGAAAAACCAATCATGATAATAAAGGTACCCAATGGCTAGAATATATACAAAGTCTGGTGACGATGGCACAACAGGCTTAGTCACAGGACAACGAGTAAGTAAATCGTCTATAAGAATAGACTGTATAGGCTCACTAGATGAGCTTAATTCTTTTATAGGACTATCACTAACAGAAGAAGTACCTAAGATAGTACGTGATGTATTACATGTAATACAACATAATCTATTCGATATAGGTGGAGAGATAGCTACACCAGGTAGTAATAGTACAGAAGAAACTAAAGTAAAATACTTAGAAAAAATAATAGATGATTTAACAAGCAGATTAGATATACTACGAGAGTTTATATTACCAGGAGGCTGCAAAGCAGCAGCTCAAATACATGTAGCTAGAGCTATGTGCCGTAAAGCAGAGAGAAGTTGTATAGCTTTAGGTAATGTTAATCCAATTACATTACGTTATCTCAATAGATTATCTGATTTATTATTTACTATAGCACGTTATCTTAATGCTGCAGCAGGTATTGATCACGTGTACTGGAAGAAAGATGTTACTTGATTACGTATTAGTTATTATGTTTGATGTAAGTAGAGAGATTACACCACCACAATACGTGGGACACTTTGTTAATTGTGAGTCTGCGTTTGAGTATGCAACTCGTCACTATCCAAAGAATGATTGGTCGTGTCTTCACGAAGACCATATTTTTCTTCCCAAAGACTTAGTAGAGAGATACTACTACCCAGACTCCATAGATTAATTGGGTACATAATTCCTTAAAGCATTAGCAGTAGCTTCCATACGTTTTCGTATACCTTCTTTGTTTTTTTCTTTAGCTGTTCTATACTCTTGATTATCTAAAAACTCATCAGCAGCTTCTTTAAACTTACCTTCATTAATTAATTTACGAGTTTTTTTACTCTGTATTAATGATCCTCTAAACCAAGAAGATGCTAGATTTTTTTTCATATCTAAACTATATTTATCATAGTCTTTAAAAGCTGTTTGCAATTCTTTTGTTCTAGATTCTACATCTTTAATTAATAAATCTTTAGCTTCATCTTTAGTAATACGTTGATCTTTTGCAACATCTTTACCATAGTGACCATACCCTATAGTATAGTGCTCTTCACCTTCTAATTGATAAGCCTTATCTTTAAAGCCTTCATAATCTGCTATATAGTCAGCAATCATTTCAGACTCTCCTTTACCCATATTACCTATAGGTACTTCATCAGGATCTAATGTAATACTTTGTGGTTTGTCTTCAAAGAAAGGACTCTTACCTTCTTTAATACGTTGCTTACCATGCTCAATAGCTTTATCTTCAGCAGATTTTATAGCAGGAGTATCTTCTTCACCTGCTTTAATAGCATTAATTTCTTCATTGTTAAGACCTGGTACTAGTAAAGGCATAAGAACTTTTTTACCATCTATATCTACATCAATAGACTGTTCAGTCATTGTATAACCTTTATTGTCTTTTACCTGACCTAGGTATCCTTGATTAGACTTCATAGTAAAGTCTTGTCTAATCATATCAGGATCTAACTGGAGCTCTGCTACTATCTCAGGTTTATCAAACCATTCAGTACTGAGCTCTGCTTGTATGTCATTACTTAGGTACCACTCGCTCATTCTGATTCTCCTTAATTCCTATTTGACCATTAGGTAACATGTACTTCATACCTGGTTCTAAGTTAGTCCACTCATTTATATCATTAACACGTACTATTTTCTGTTGATCTCCACCAAAACCTAATACAGGGAAGTCACGTTTAAGTACTTGATCCATCATATCTTTAGGATCTTTGTTATTTACTTTAGCCATAATAGCTATATAGTTATTAACACGATCTAAATCTACATTAACTAAAGGATCATTAGAATATAATCTACCTTGTTCTTTGTCCACAATTAACTGTCCTTTAAGATCTTCATAAGTATCCATCATATAAAAGTTAATAGCTGACTTATAAAAAGATAAGTTATTAGTAAATGATTGTCTATACTTACTCTTATTATCAGATAACATTTCTCTTAATCGTTTGTCATCCATCATTGAAGCATGATATAAAGACTTATCTAAGTGAGCAAACCTAGCTTGGCTAGACTTAGAACTAATATGTTCTTGTTCTTTTGTTAGTGCATTGATAACTGTTTTAGGTACCTTATCTTTTTCAATACCATTCTCTTTAGCTAAATTATCTAAATCACCTTTTAAGTAGTTAAAGTAATCATCTGAGTTATCAATAAATGATTTATCTTCTGCAGATAGCTCATCACCAAAGAGCAATCCTTGTAGTTTTTTATGAGTATCTACAATTTGTTTAACAATAGCAGCTCTTTGAGGACCCTCAGGTACTAGCTGTAACTGTTTAGTATACAGATCTAACTGTTGATTAAAGAATTTAATTTTATATTGTTCTTTACCTGCAGGAGATTCTAAAAACTCTAGTTTATTTTCTGCATCTGCTGTTGCAGCAGAATTAGTAATTCTTGTTTTAATATCTTCTCCAGTAAAATCACCAGTAAATTGAGTTTCAAGAGCAGTAATATCAGCTTCTGTATTTTTAAGGAACTGATCTACTAATTCATTATCTTTTCTTATAGCATCTAATGAACCATAAATATTTCGAATACGTTCTCTTGTTTGTCTAATAGCATCTTGAGCTCTACGTATTTTAGTTTGATCATCTAACTCAGGATCATCATTAATACCTCTAAGCTCATCAGTTAAGCCTTTAATAATAACTCGTTTTTCTTTTTTAAAGTCACCATTTCTAACCATGTCATCATAAGACTCGTTAGCTATAGCTTTTGTTTCCTCTTTACTTAGTTCATTAGACTTTTTAAATGCTTGATAACGCTGTTCATCAGCCATTTCTTGCATATAAATTACTTCTACTTCATCTTCAGACATAGAGTAAGGTTCAATACCTCGTTGTTCTCTAAGAAACTTATCTCTTGACTTACGATAATCTTCTAATCGTTTTTGTTCAGCTTCAAATACAGCTTCATCCATAGCTAATCTAGAAGATACACCTGTACGTTCAAAAACTTCTTTCATTTTAGAAGTAATAACATCAGCTTTAGAAGGAGTCATAGCTATTTGACGTTGAGCTTCAGCTTCCATTCTAGTTTTAAACTCATAAGGATTAACAGCACCTGCTTTAAAAGAGTTAACAAGTCGTTGATTACCTGCATCAATACCTTGATCAAAGTCTCCACTAGATTGTTGATAGTATTGATCAGATAAATCCATAGCAGCTTGTTCTGCTTCTTCTCCTACTCTTAAAGTATTATACTTATCTCCAATATCAAGACCAGTTTCTACTAACTCAGCTATCCCTCCTATAGAATTAGGATCATAGTAAGCTGCTTCAGGTGTAACAACACCCTGAGTAGGTCTTATACCATAATACTCTGATTGTGTTTTAGTTGTGTCAAATTCTGCCATGTTATTCCTTTACAAGTTCTGTAGTTATACCTATTTTCTTACCTGACCTACTTTGTATACCCTCTAAAATAATCCCATAGTCTGGATTAGTTTGAGGATTCTCATCAAATATAGTTAATATTTGTTGAAGTGCTGCTACATCATCTTTATTTAAATCATCTAAATGAGCCTGCATATCTTTAACTAACTCATCAAGTATGTTTTGTTTAACAGATTTATTACGCTGATTGTTTTTAAGTTCTAACTGAGACCAGAATGTTTTCATATCAGCATCTTTAACATTATGTACCTCTTTAAGTGTATAAGCTACTCCACCTATAGCATCATAAATCTCTATAATATTTAGTTTCTTAGTACCATGTCCTAATACAAGAGCATCAAACGTATCATTAGCTAGGTTCTTAAGTTCTTGAGTTTGACCTCGATATGTTCTTAAGATTTCATATTGTTTTCTTACACCTTCAGGTCTACTATTAAGTAAGAATGTTAATAATCTATCAGTATCAGAACCTTTAACACCTGACTCTTGACCTTGTAGATTATGAATCATCTTAGTAGCTGTGTCATAATAGTATGTATTTAAAGTTTGTTTACCCATACCTACAAGTTTAAACAAGGACTCTACACCTGCTTGTATTTGTACACTGGTATCTTTATTTAAACCTAATGAGTTCCACATCATTTTAATATTAGCATAAGTATCTTTCCAATACTCTAGTGCAATATTACCTGTACGTTGTTCAGGTGACATAAAGCCCATCATTGATAGTAATTGTTTAGCAAAGTCTACATAGAAAAGACCTGGTGTATCTCCATAAGGTGATAAGTATTTAGATGGTCTTGTTGTTGTAAAGACTTGATTACCTTCATCATCATATGTAGGATTTAAGTTATCTGCAGCTAGTTGCATACCCATATCTACAGCTACACCTTTATTAAAGAAGTCAGCTACATCATCACCAAACATATTAGCTATAGCTTGTGATACAACATAACCAAATCCAAATGGAATAGCTACATCTACACCTAAATTAAGAGTGTTAAATACCTGTTGAGCTACACGTTGTTTACCTGTAAATGGAGTAGCATCTCCTATAAGTACAGACTCACCTGCTCTAGCTTGGAATGTTTGTAACTGTGCAAAAGGTTTAAGTAAGCCACTACGTTGGAAAGTATTAACAGCCATACGATCCATAGACTGTGTTAATTGTCTAGTACCCTGTGCTATTTCATCCATAGCTTTAGCATTTTGATACCACTTTTTACCTGGATTTCTTTGCTTCCACAGATGTAATGCAGCCTGTGCTGCTGCAGCTCTGTGCATAAATTCACCAGTTTGTAAACCTAATTTACTTAAGAAGTTAGTAGCATTTCTAGTATATCTAGTAAACCATCCATCAGATAAACTTACTGTCCTATTATTAAATACACCTTTAGCTAACGTATGTTCAGATAAATTAAATACACCTCTGTCATATAGAGCATCATGTAAATATAATAATTCGTCTAATTTAGTAGCTTTATATGGTACAGATTTACCATTTTCATCTACAAGTTTTACACCTTTAACTGTTTGTTCATAGATTTTAGCTCGTAGATCTTTATTTTTAATTTGTCTAAAACCTATAGCATGTATCATAGAAGTTGCATCATATAATAATTTACCTGTAGTTAAAGGATTAAAGTTAGATGCTACTAATGTATATGATAACCCTTGAAATGGCTGTTGAATCCAATGTTTCCAAGGTAAAGCCCATAGTGTATAAGCAGTAGTTACTAAGTTTCTAGCACCATCTACTAAATAACTAGGATGTCCTTCTAATTGTAAAAATTTACGTTCTAAGTTAATCCATTTACTATCTATTTTAGCATCAACATCTTTAGAGATTGTACCTAAAGTCTCTGCTAATTGATTAAATCCTCTAGCTACTATATCATCTGCAAAGCCACTAGTAATTTCAGTAAGAGCTTCCCATTCTCTAATAGCTTGATTAGCAAAAGCTTGATCACCTGAAGTTACAGGTTTAATTTGTTCTTTAGTAAGAGGAAAACTATCATATGCTATAGCTTGTTCATCCATAAACTCTCTACCAAGTATAGATCTTTCACCTCTACTTAATTTTTCAGCATTAGGTTCTAGTCTAACATTAGGATTTTTACCCCATTTTTCTACCCAACCTATTTTTTGCTGTTCAAATACATTTTGTAAGAAAGACCTACTACCTACTAACTTAGATGTTTCAATAATAGACATTAAAGGATCATGATATGTAGCTACACGTAAGTGATCTCCACGTCTAGAAGAAGTTCTAAGAGCCTGTTCTTGAAGTTTAATGTATTCATTAGCATCTCTCCACGATAACTCATCAGCCTTCTCTACTTTATATACATAGTTCTCTCTATCTAATACTTGAGTAGCTTCCCATTTAGCAGCTTGTTTACTATCAGCAAAACCACCTATAGTTTCTCTTTCTGCAGAGTGTGTTTTAATTACTTCAGGTTCTGATTTAGCAGATAAGTCTTTAACTACACCATCAGTCTTAGTTACCTTAGGATAACGTCTAATAAAGACCATATCTTTAACCATTAAAGGTACATAGTAAGGTCTATAAGGTACTAATGTATTAGGTATACCACCTAATTGAGCTTTTAAATCTACAGCTATGTAGTTATATTTACCTCTAGCAGGACGTTGTCCTTGTACAGGACCTACTAAGTCAGGACCTACAAACTCTTTACCTAAACGTAAGATTTGTTTTTGTGGTACACCATCTGCATCAACTAGATAATGTTTACCTCCACTAAACTTATAGTTCATACCTGTAACAGCTACAGCTTTTTGACCATCAAGATCTAATACTTCTAATACTTTATTTAAATCTAAAGCTAATGTATCACTAGGATTCTTAACAAGATAATTATGTTTACTACCTGTAGCAAAGTCTTCTAATACTACGTGTTTATCATAGCCTGACTTAATACCTCTATTAATTTCAAATACATTATTGGATTGCCATTTAAAATAATTAATATCTTCTATTAAACTAACTGCTGTAAACAAATCATCTAAGTATCGAGGCGTATGGTTAAGCATTACAGATAGATCTTGTTTAGTAATTTTTTCATATACTGTTGTATTTAAAATATCAGCATGTTTATCTCTAAAATAACGAGGCATTCTATCAAGAATAACATTTAAGTCTGTTCTAAATTGTTGACTTTGCTTATTAACTAAATTAACTAATGTTTCTAATTCTGTATATAGTACGTTAAAAGCTTTTAATCCACCCATATCTTTAACTAATTGTACATCTTTACCTACACCTCCATAGTTAAAGAATAACTTATCTAACTGACTCTTAGATCCATATAAATATTTAAGAATAGGTTTATCTTGGTGTCCAAAGTATCCAAAACCACTAGAGTTTTTTCTAACAGTATTAGTAAAATCACCTACACGTTGCCATCTAATGTTATATTGACCTTGATCTAATAGATTATCTTTGTTTTCTTTAACAAATTCTTCTAATGTTCTAGATTTATTAGCATTAACAGTACCATCTTTTTCTATAAACTCAATAACAATCTCTTGTTTTTCAAAAGGAGCTTCTGATTTTTTATTTATATTACGTACTTGATACTGACGTTGTAATACATCTTCAATATACTTAGCATATGCTATAACTTCTCTAGGATTTGTATAGAATTGATCAGCACCTTTTCTAAATGAAGTACTTACATAGATTTGTGTACCAGAACTAATAACCTCAAGGTCTGAGTTAATCATTCTAATAGCAGGATCATCTAAAATACCACCAATATCTTGGATAACAGAGTCACCAAACTGTACTCTTTCAGGTACATCTTTATATGTAGACTCTAAAACAGCCTGTTGTTTATAATGTTTTAGTTTAAACTCTGTAAACTTAAGATTAACTGCATCTGTTGCATCATATAAGTTAACTCTAGAACGTTCAAAATCAAATATTCTAGGACCATAATAAGTAGCAAAGAACTCTTCAGGAGTAATTTTAAGAGCTTTCCAAGATTTACCTGTAAAGTCTTCTAATAACATATTACCCATATCTTTTGCAAGCTGAGGATGCATTCTAACAGTCTCTACAAAAGGAGAAGTAACCTTAGGTTTGTTAGGAACAAACAAATCAGGGTTATCTATGATATTACTAATCTCTTCTTTAAGTTTATTTTTAGATGGAAGTTCTGTAGGTCTTTTAAACTTAGCTCTAGTAATACGAATAAGAGGATCTATAAAGAATAAACCTAATTCAAGTAATGTTTTACCTTTTCCAGGATCTTCAGGTGTTAGCTTCTCACCTCCTGCTTCAATTCCTCTACCTATTAAATCTAATAATCCACCAATAAGACCTTTATGCATGTCTTCTTCTTCGTAACCAGGTACATAGTTAACAATAAACTCATTAAGACTTTCAGACCATTTTCTAGAGCCTATAAAATCAGCTATTTTTTCACGAGAAGTTTCCCAATCAACATCAGGATAAGCACGTTTAAGAAAATCTAACTCTGCTTTTTCTCCTAATTCAGCAGCAGCTTGATACATTACATTATTAGAGAGCTCTACAAAATAAGGTATAGCACCTAATACCATTTGAGTAAGGTTTAAAATCTCTCTACGACCTGCTGTAGAAATATTATTTATAGTTTCTACTAGATTACCTATGCCATTAATACTTTCTTTAACTGTTTCAGGCATATCTTTAAGTGTCTTAGAATTAATTATAAAGTTACTACCTGCTTTTTCTAAATCTTGTTCTAATTTTGTAGTAGCTATATTAAAGTCTGCTATTTCTAAGTCTTCATCAGTTACTTCAGGTAATTTAGATAGTTCTACATTACTTAAATAATTTAAATACTCATCTTGAAGACTATGATCTAGTGTTTTACCTAAACTATAGTTTCTAAGAATATCTTTTTTATCTTCTACTGGTATACTTTCATCTGCTATAATTCCTTCAATAACCATAGCTTGATCCATATCTTTTTGATTTTTATAATAAGATCTTACACTATTAATAAGAGGAGATAAGCCATTGTTATTTTCTTTTTCTTTTTCAATCTCTTCATATACAGCTACAGGATCTTCTGATCCTGATAATACTGCTGCATAAAAAGCATCATTGTTATCTTCATTAGAAGGTACTTCAGGCTCTCTTACTTTATAAGGAGAAAATTTAGTACCTTCAGGTATGTATACATCAGTAATAGTTTCTAGCATAATTAACCAGTTTTAAATATTGATTTAGTTAAGTCATAAATTTCAGGACCTTTGGAAAACATAGTTGAACCTAGAGATCCTACTTGTTGCCATTGTTGTCCCTGAGCAGAAGCTAAGTTAGCTCTTGATTGATAGTCTGCTGCTGTTTGACTTGCTCTAGATATAGCAGTCGATGCTCCAGAAGCTTGATTAAGAGCTGTTAAGTTAGCAGTAGCTTGTGTTTGTATAGCACCTGTAGCTCCTAAATAACCAGAAGTTCCTGCTAAACCTAATCCACTACTTGCTGTGTCAGCAGTCATCTGCTCTCGTTGTAAACGAGATTGTCTAACAATATCTAAACGTTGTCTACGTTCTTGTACTAATCGTACTCGCTCTTGCATTTGATTAATACGTTTTTGTTCTTCTGCAGCTTGTTTAGTAGCTCTAGCCTGTGCCGAAGCATACTTCCTTTGTTGTAAGTAACTAGTAGCTTGTAGTCCTAAACCTACTTTAGATATTAAACCAGATCCAAAGATACTTGCACCTACTCCTGCAGAAGTTCCTATTCCATAAACTCCAGTAAGACCTGCAGTACCTAAGTGAGTGATACCACCACCTGCTGCTACAGTACCTCCACCTAAAGATGAAGCTAAAGCTCCACCTCCATAATAAGCTGCTGCTGCTACGGCAGCTACTGTTGCTATTTTTTTAACAGCCTTTCCCATTAAAATACTCCCTTAGTTAATACTTGTTTCATTCCGTCTGTTGTTATAACTTCTAATCCTGTTGGCATTACACCAAACATACTATTAAACTTAACTGCTTTAGGTGTTTCACACAATCCATAGATAGTATTAATACCTAGTTTCTTTAGTGATGGAATGATAGCCTCATGCCATACCTTTAAATATCTTTTGTAAGTTTCAATACTCCAGTCTTTACAGTCCATGTGCATAACATATCCTTGTAAATCATGGTCATAATGTATACCTACAAAGCCATTGTCTGGCTCTTCATACAACTTAATCATTAAACTGAGTCTGTCATCATTACAGGTGTAGCCCAACCCTGTAACTTCATGTCCTTTCCTGTTTCGGATTTAATATATAAACTTAAAGTTTTACCAGAACCTCTTAATTTATTCTTTGTTACAATAATCTTATCACCATAGTCAAAAGAATCACTAGCATTTTCTGGTATATAGTTGCGTAGTAGTCTATATGCTTGAAATTCTGTACCCCACTTACCACTATTAGCACTATCTGACCAGTTCCACTGAGCTTGTACTTTACATGATGATGGATTATTAAGTGTTAATTCATCACCTGATATAGAGTATCCATCTTCTGTACGTTCAAAGTAAAATTGAATATAAGGAGTTTGTTTACGTTTTTGTATATCACCAAAGTATTCATAACCTGTAACTAAATAACTAAGATAATCTACACCAGTAGCATCTTCAGTTACCCAATCTTTAAATGTAGTATTGTTAGCTTTACTAATAGTCCAATCTGTACCTACTAAAGTTAAATAAGAAAACTGTGAGTTACGATCTGCTTCTATATCTACATTAACAATAACTTCATCTGTAGATGTAACTAATACTTCATCTGTTCCTACAAGAACATTAGTAGCTTCTTCACTAGATATAAAGTTAGGTATTTCTATATAGTCAGATATATATGGAGAGTTAGATGCTAACTCACCTATAGTAAATAAAGAGAATGCTTGTAATGTAAGATCATATACAAGTTCTTTATTATATTTATTTACATAATTAGTTTCTGAATAGTCTGCTGAATCATTGTATAAGAATCTAACTCTGTTTTCTTTCTCATCATAAAAACCTCTAGCATGTTTCTTACCTAAGAAAGGTATATCTAAATATAACTTTTGTATAGTCTTAAGTGATATGTTTTCAGGAGCAAATCTACCTGAAGCACTATCTGTTGTTAATGAGAATATACCTGAGTTAGACCAATATAAAAAGTTACCACCTACTTGTACAATAGAATTTTGATCTAGTACACCATTAGTAGAGATTTTAGATACATTAAATTGATTAGCATAAAATCCACCAGTATCACCATATACTTCCCATACACCATTCTGACAGAATACTAGTAATGATGATTGAGCTGCTACAATTTTAATAATACGACTTACTTCTGGTATCTGTATAGTACCACCATCTGATGCTACTAAGTCATTAATACCTGGATCTGTAGGATCTGCTTCTTGATAACATTTTTCAAAGTCTTCAGGAGATCTAACTACACGTGTAAAAAAGATATAGTTATTATAATTAGGAGATCTAGAGTCAGGCTCAGTTATATCAGATTTAATACCTGAATAAAATAATCGTTGAGCATAAGCAGCTACTGTTGTAAATCTACCATTTTCTTTATCTACAGGTAAGTTATTAATTTTAGCATCATCTGCTACATCTTCTCTAGACTGCCCTCTACTAAAAGCATCTATAATAAAAGAACCCCTAGCTACTTGATATTTAGATTGTGAGTTCTTTTTAAGAATATTAGGATCATACTTTTCATAATCACCTGAGCTAGGATTAGAGTTTTTACCTAATGAATATACATCTGAGTTAGATGGAAATACTCCTAGTACGCTACCTGTTTTATCGATAGCATCACCACCACCTACTACTTCAATGTTTTTATTCCAACCTTGATTACGTAAATTATAACGATGCTCTTCTGATGTATCAGCAGATGTAATAGTTCTTACATAAGTAAGATCAAAATTTCCACTACCTACTGTTCCAGATGTATGTGTTGGTGCTACAGTACCCATTTTAGGAGAAGCATAAGTAGGACTTCCTCCTCCATACAAAGGATTATAGCTACCTGATCTAACTGTTTGAGCTCCTTGAGAAGCCGCAGTTACTTTATAAACATTAGTACCATAGTAAAGTTCATCACCCTTTTTAAAATTAGTTGATTCAGAAACCCATTGTTTTGTAGTAGTAATTCCTGCATAATCAGGTCTTACATCAGGATCTAAACCATCATTTACTCCATATAAATCTCTTATTTTAATATTTATATCAGATATAGAAATTAATTTTGTATCTGTATTATATGTAAATACAATAGGAGTTGCTATATCTTGAGATACTACAACTAATTGATTATTAAGATTAGCAAATTGAACATCACTAGTAGTTAATCCTGAAACTTCAATGTATTGTCCATTATTAAGAAGGTTAGTACTAGGGTTAGTTGTTAATAAATCTACAAACCAAAAACGATTATAAATTCTAATAACACCAATGTTAAGACTACTATCACCTGATGGTGAATTCCATCTATAGAATGCTGAACGACCTTCTGCTAGTTGAGCTTCAGTTAAACCTGTAGCTACTTTAGTGTATAGGTTTTCATAGTCAATACCTAAACGTCTTTCTAACGAACCATCTCGTTTAAGTACAAAGTTTTCCCCATCAACTAGGGCTCCTTCAGGAAAGGTTAGTTCACTAGCCTCAGTGACTAAACCTTTAACAAAAGAGTTAAAAGTCTTTTCAGCTTTACGTGCCATTATTCCTCTTCTTTAACGACAGTTTTCTTTTTAGGATCTTCTTTAGAATTTGATATATATCTAAGAACAGCTTCATCTACTAAAGAAATAGATGTGTATACTCCTGAAAGTTCTTCAGGTAGTTCACCACCACCTTCATACTTAAGAATATAATGAGCTGTACCTGGTTGTATAAAGGCTTGTAGTTCTTTAGTACCTTTACCTTTATATGATCTTACTACTTTAGCTTCCATTTTAGTATCCTTGTTTTTTAGGTTTAGCCATTTTCTTTGCACCTTTAGCCATAGGTTTTTTCTTTGCTTTTGCTGCTGCTTTTTTACCCATAGATGCTGCTTTTTTTGCTGCTGCTGACATTGGATGTTTCATTTTTTTCTTTCCTCCATATTGTTCTTTGTGAATAAAAGCTTTTGTATTACTAGTAGATTGCATTAGTAATTAGGTCCTTTCTTTACTCTAGTCATACGACCATAGTTAGGATAATGTATACCATTTTTAAGTCTCCAAGCATCTTGAGACATTCTACGTTTTTGAGATGTAGATACTTGTTCTGCTTTAGCATTAGCTACTTGTTTAAGCGTAACAAAAGCTACTGATTTAGCTTCTGCAAGAAGATAACTAAACATTTGTGCAGGTAGATCAGGAGTAAATGTATCTAATAAAGTAAATGCTACTGAACGTTTACCATGACATTGTGTTTTACTATTCTGTAATGTACTATCTACTACTGAATCATAAGAATCAAATACTAAGTTTTCATCATCAAAAGATGTAAAGTACTCAGGAGCTTTATCATTTTTAACATTAATAGATATACCTGTAGGATCTGTAACTACAGTTACATTTGATTTAGAACTATCACGTTTATCTACAACTTCCATAAAATCTTCTGGCATAAGATATTTAATTTTTAAATATTTATCTTTTGTATCTGTAGATTTACGTGTATTATATTTAATATACTTAAGATCTATAATATTTTCAGGAAGTTTCATATGAGTAGGTCTAGAACTAGTACCACTAGATTCTAATTGAAATAGCTCATACAAGAAATCATAGTCTCTACCATCTATAATATTATAGTAAGTAGTTTTAATTATTTGTGCTACTTGTAATGATTCTACACTGTCGTTAATAGAGTTGACTTCATCTGAATCCATATCAGATAGTATGTCTTGTGTCATTTCAAGTAGTGTCATTTTAGCCATAGTTTAATCCTAGTCTAAGAAAAGAACAGTTAAGCCTGCTTCTATAGGAGTAAAGTTAGTACCTGAAGATGTACCATCTCCACCTGCATAAATAGATAATGTTTGATTAGCAGTAGCAGCTAATAGTCCTGTTGAAGATATAACAATCTTATCAGTACCATTAGTAGGTTTGGATACAGCTACTTCTCTAGAAGAAACCGATCCATCTAAAGCATATTTAAAATGATAAGAAGATCCTGAAGAAATTGATGCTGTTTCCAAAGTTATCCAAAATGATACATAGTAATGTCCTGCATATTGTAAAGTTATTTCTCCATTTGCTGGATCTACGGATAAATGATCTTCATTACCTGAAGCTGTCCATTCACCTGATGGATTTAGTTTAGTAAACGCAGAAGCTGCTGCCAATGTATGAGCAGTTGCACCCCCATTAATATAAATTTCAGCATGAGCTTTTCCTGGTGCATATTTCCAATCACCTGATGAAGCTCCGTTTGATACATAAACTTTACCTTCAGTAGCTGTAGCTATATTTTTAGGTTCATGTATGTCTGGATCTGTAATTGCGTTATGTTGTACTGTCATTTAATTATCCTAAATAAAATAGGAGGGGACCGAAGTCCCCTAACCTAATTACTTACCGTAGTAATATTCTACGATTAAAGTAGCTTTACCTGCTGTAGCAGCAGATGTTACCACAACTTCAGCGTCAGCTGCAAGTTTAGCACCAACTAAAGCACCAGCTGATGTTAATACATCACCATCTGTACTTAAGTCAGCGTCATCCCAGAAGCCAACTGCAGAAGCACCAGTACCTACGTCAACAACAGCATTCCATGCTTCGTCAACAGCTAACTTAGCTGATACGATAGAAGCACCTGCAGGTAATACAAACTCAAGGTTTGAAGCACCAGCAGCTGGAAGGTTATCCCATGTGAATGTCCAAGCAGCTTGCTTGACTTGACCTACTGATTGTGTTTGACCACCCTTAGCAGCGTCTGTTGATCTAGGACCATAGTGATTAGCTACACCACGTTTTGCATCAATTTCGTATGTCATGTCTAATCTCCTAGTAGTTAGATGAGTGAGTTAAAATTACACCCAATGTGTCAACACGTTGAGCACCAAAACCGAAGCGAGAAGTAACTTGATACTTGTCAGCTCTTTCTTCGTTGTCTCTCCAACCTTCTGTCTTAGGAGCACGTCTCCATGCATGCATAACTGGTTTGCATGAGTCGTCAGCTACGCACATAAATACGTTAGCTTTATCACCAACAGCAGCTGTTTCAGATGTCAAGCCATAGCCTGATGCATCAATAGCTTCAGTAGCTGTTAATGATGGTAAGAAGTTAGAAGTGTATACATCGAAACCAAAGATGTTTCTTACGAATTTATGGTCACGAGCAAAACCTTCTGTTACAATACCTTCAAACATTGGGTTGTTAGAAACGCTAACTAAGTTAGATAAGCTGTTTAATGTAGCTTCAACAACTGGATCAACGATAGCGATACGACCAGCAGCAGGAACATTAGCTTTATCAAATGCTAACTTCATTGAGATGAAGTCTTGTAAAGTAATTGTTCTAGCGTTAGAGTCAGCAGAACCTACCCAGCGGTGAGGTCTACCGTTAACTAAGTTAACATTAGCAGCTGTTTGAGCAGCATTAGCTACGTTTAAGAACTTAGTTTCATGGTTTTCACCAAGAGCACGTGTTGATTCCATAGCTCTCATAGCCATTAATGTATCAACTTGTGAACCATCTTCACGTAAGTCATCACTAACTTTCCATGCATCACCTACATAGTCTGTAATTGTAAGTTGTAATGTACCT